TACTACAAAGTAAATCAGCCGGGTGATCAGAGGTATACCGTAAGTATGGTGCCAGCAAGAATTGTCAGCTCCAGGACTCTCGTCTCGAGGGCGAAGTATACTGGGACAGGTGTCCCAGGCTTGGCCTTTAAGATTCCCGGTTTCGGGAGCTTAAAGTGGCTTAATGTAGCCGCTCTAATTGCGAGTCGCAAAGCTGATCGTAAGTGGACTTTCGACTAAGTTCCATATGGAGACTACGATGACTAAGATCGATGATCTGGTGACCGTAACTGTTGACCGTGTGTTCCAATTGTTCCTTGTGGACGACGAGCGTTATGAACTCGTCGACCTCGTGGATGAGATGACTGACGACTTCATTGAAGGCGTCAGGCTTCGCGTACCACAAACAACGAACGAACGGACTAAGTTGTTTCTCCAGCAAACTATTGAAACGTTTGCTCTAGGAGCTGTCAGTATGACGATGATCGCCCTCGCGGGTCCTTCCCAAGGTGAGGTCACCCTAACTACTGCGACCCGGGCCCAGCGCGCAAGCGCCAGCCTGGATCGTATGGAGTATAGGATTGCCCTAGCCCAAGGGGATCCGAGAGAGGTGGCATCATCATTTCTGTGGTTCCTCTGGTCAGCATTCAATAAAAGGCTGAGAGATGAACACATTACCAACAGCGTCCATTTTGGACATGGAGCTCAATCATGACGATTGCAGTTGCTTCTCCCATGGCAGGTAACGCCACCCAGGCGTATACCGGTCTGACGAACCCTACTTACACCATCGCGGCCGATCAGGCCCCGGTGAATGGTAAGCAGTACGTCGTAACGACGCTCGGCGGCACCCAAACAGGTGTCGAGGTGAGCGCCGCGTCAAACCCGTTCACACTCCTGTTCACTCGGCCGGCGGTCCTCCGTGGACTGCCACCGTTGAACGTGAGCGGTCAACTCGCGAACGTCCCAAAGAACGTCTGGGCTGTGACACTTAATAAAGGTGTCGACGTCCTCTCAGGGCAACCGAAGCAGATCTTCAAGATCCGCACGGAATTCGCTTTGCCGGCTGGTGCCGACTTAGCGGACCCTGAAAGCGTTCGGGCCGCGATTTGTGCTTACGCTGCTGCTCTCTGGGAGAGCGGCAACGATCTCGCCGATTCGATGATCCAGGGGTCCCTCTAATTAGGGGGTCCAGGATGGATCGAAAGTGTACGAGGCGAAGGCGTGTAAAAAACGCTTTCTACTCGTTCGGCGTGGCGATCATCTGCATAGCTGCAGCTGACCCGGATGTACGGCAATTTGCCATACGTCTGCTAGAACATGTTCTGTTCTAGGCAAGATACAAATCTTCGAGTTGTAAAGGAAACGTGCTGATTATGGCTAAGTCAGATGAGCTCTTTTCCTGCCTGATGGAGGATCTGTCGGGCTACCTTCCTACCGGATTCAAACCCGGTGACGGATGGTCGCCAGAA